TTTTTGAATAAATCTTCTACTGATTCGTCTTCGTCTCTATGCCAATCTAAAATCATATTTTCAGTGTATCTATTTACAAAGTGTGAGTACTTGTCTACTAACTTAAACTTGTAGCTACCTTCATTAAACTCGTCGAAAAGTTTATCAAATTTATCTTTGAATTGCAACTGTGGGGGTACGCCAATGTCTCTAATTTGTTCTCCAGTTTTCCAACCTTCGTACATACCCGCTTGGACTTTAGTAAGATTGTATTCTTTTGTTTCGTAAATTATTTGTCGGCACTCTGCCGCGGTCAAGAAGTTCTCAACTACAGCAAAGTATGCCCAGCCTGCCCTATTAATTTGCATAAGGCGGCAAGTCGTCATATCTATAGAACTTCTTAGTTTCACTATGATAATGCCAACCATTATACTTGTGTTCACTACTAGGTTTATCTGATTCTATATATTTATTTTCGTCTACCATTTTTTAGGAAAATCCTCCAATATCTTACTCGTAGGTTTGAAACACTCTGTGTGTCCTCCAAACTTATGAGAGGGTTCAAGTTTATCAACTAAGAACTTTGCGTGAAGCTTCTGCTCCATATGGAATACTTCTTCTAGTGTAGAAGTCCATGTACGCTGAATTCTTAGGTCATAACCCTGAAAGCCTCTAGCTCTCTTGATTACATGACGCCAGTCTTTGCCAGCTGCAATGCCGACTTTAATTATTTCCCTTTCGTGAGTTTTCTTATTTACCAATACAACGCCGTACAGGACACCTTCTCTCTGTGCCTGTTCGGGGTGGTTTTTGAAATAAGTCTCGTTGTACTTTCCTACAGATGCCAAAAGATTAAACTCCTCGAGCCGCATTACTGCGTCTTTTGTTGACTAATGGGTAGTTGACTCCATTCATCTAATAACTCCTCAAAGTAATCTACATCATTCATTTCCTCTATCATTTCTCGAAAGAACTCAATATCGGGAATCTTATGTCCGAAAGGTATTTTTGTAACATACACTCTGTATGCTTGTTCTAATTGTGTTTCTAAGTATAAAATCATACTTCTCTCCTCATTCTTACTGCGGGAGGGTTTTCTAAGTATTCTATAACTCCTTCAAAGAAGGCACTATCCTTCCTACCTAATAAGGAATTACAGTCATAACAAAGAACTCCTCTAACAAACCAATTGCTCTCCCACTTAGCATAAGGTCGTCCTTCTCCATAGTGGTCAACATGTGTACCGTTTTTTCCCTTTCCTTGAAATAATTTTACTTCTTTTCCACAAGTGGGAATACCACATTTACCGCTCTGATACTCTAGTATTTCTTCTTGTTGTCGTCTGTTCAGATTGTACCTCGCTCTACCATTCTTACATGCACTACACAAGTTACCATAGCTTACAGGAAATTGACCTATCTCGTCTTCAGTCCACTTGCAAACTTTACAAGTTTTCATACTCTCCTCACTATTTTTGGTATGATTTCTCCACTTCGTATCACTTCTACACTACAACCAATCTCTAGCATCATCTCGTCAATGAAACCTATGTTATGTAATGTAGCACGAGAGATAGTTGCACCATTGATTTCGATAGGCTCTAGTATGCCTGTAGGAGCTATTACTCCTGACTTACCAGTATTCCACTCTACATCTAGTAGTTTTGTAACTACTCCAGCCTCTCTAGTCTTGTAAGCGTATGCTCCTCTAGGGTGGTGTGAAGTATATCCGAGCTTCTCAAAAGAAGTGTACCTGTCAACTCTGAATACAGAGCCATCGTTTGGGAACTGTGACCAGTCGCCCATAGATATGACATTAAACCAATTATTAAGAAACTTCATATCTTCTAGCCATCTTTGTCCAATGTACGGCTGAACGCCATAAGTGATAAAGGTTAGGTCTCGTTTCTTAAACTCAGCAACATCTTTTAAATTGAGTGCACCCGAAGCGTAGTTCCTACTATTCGGTATATCTTTGGGAGCTACTACTTCTCCTGTGATTTGAAAGACTCCACTAAAAACATATTTATCTAGTACTGTTGGCACTATATGTCTAATCTTATTAGTGATATCAAGTCCTGCTTTTCCATCTCCTCTAGTCAAGGCTTGATGATATATGCCATCTACATAGGTTACGGACACAGCTGCGCCATCAAGCTTAGTAGTAGTAACTACTGCTTCGTTTCCATAGTCGGGGGCTTTATCTTCGAAGGCAAAGACTTTTTGTAAGGAGAACATGGGGAAGGGGTGTTTAAAACGATTGTCTGTAGTTGAACCCACTTCATCTGTATTAACATTGTCTACGAGGCGGTCATACACTTCATCAGGTATGATAGGTCGTCCATTGAAATATGCATCGCGACATTTACTTAAATATGTTCTTATATCTTTATTCATTCATATATTATACTGGATTTTTGACGGTTTGTCAAGAACTATTTTTGGAATGTTATCGGCTTATCCTAGACTCGTAGTCGGCTGAGTCTTCGTCCCACCAGCTTGGTTTTTCTCGATATTTCCAGTCGGCAAAGACTGCTTTGTCTTTGTGGTAGAACTCTCGGTAGGCGGTGACGGTATCGTCGTGTTTGCAATCATCGGGCATTGCTTGTGCAAATGGGGTAAGCCCGATGTCGGGGATTGATATTTCTGGTAGCCCCAGTACCATGTCAACGGACTTGTGCACCTTCCCATATCTATAGGTATACTCCTCTCCCAATGCGAGGGCATAGCAGTAGAGCCAGTCATAGTTAGACTGTGAACTACGAGCCCAAATGGTACAAGGGTGGTTATACATAGTAGGGAGATAAGGGAAGTCTCTAGGTTCGTTCTTTTTTTGAATGGAGACTGATGCCCATTCGTCTGATGTGAGTTTTCTGTTCGGTACATATCCTGCATATTTGTGTGTCCAATGAACTGTGCAGAGCATTTGTCCAGCCTCTAGTGGCATCTTGACGATATGCTTATCGACATGATACTCCGCGTTTTTGTCTAAATCTTCGTCAAGTATAAAAATATTCATACGACTATTATACTAAAGTTTTAAGGATTTGTCAAGTAGTTTTTAAGGTATGCTGCAAATTCTGCATGAGCTACGATGTCTCTGTGGTAGAATCCATTCATCTGTCCGAAATGATGCAATCCTTTAGGAATTGCTTTCTCCATTACTTCATCATACGTGTCCATAAACATATTAGTATATATTGCACCCTTCGGTAAGTCAATATTATGTATGTCTTTTACACTTCTATCAAATATATCAAAGTGTTTTATGAACTTGTACTCTATGTGTCGTTTCTCCATGAAGTCCATGATAGACCTTGCACCTAGTGTCCAAGCACATGCATACTGAATGTCAGTCATTTGATTTGCTTTTCCATCTAAGTCTTCGTATCTATAATCAAACTCTCCCATCTCGTCAAGTTTGTAGGTACGCGTGGGCCTTGCTACTCCTATAAATACTCTATCATAATCATTAAGTAATCCTTTATGATAGTCGTGTACTAATCGTAGGTGTAAGTAATCATAACTCATGGCAGGCCAGGCATTTAGTCTGGATTCGGGGAATAGTAGGGAAGGGTAGCTTTGTGGTAATCTACGGTGAGCAAAGTCATATACTGACATCTTTGTTGCTCTTCCCATCTTTTGATTCCACATAACTATAGCTTGGTGTAAACCAAACTGAATTATTAAATCTTTCTTTTCTTTGTAGGTGTTACGACCAAGAATTTGGTCATGGTCAATTTCGAACCCTTGCATGTGGCTGTCGCCATAAAAGTGAACTGGTCTATTGGTAGATGTCATCTAGTGTCTCTTTAAAGTGTGTTTGTAAGATTCCTTTTACTTCAGAAAGAGATAGTATTTCAACTAATCCGTCAAACAATGCTTTACTATTTTCAAAGTCTAGTACCATACTGACTCCGTCCTTAGTAGGTTTCCATTCTTCATCAAAGTCGAGATAGTATTTCCTAATCGACAAGTACTCTACGTCTCTAAATGTATTAATCGAAAGATATACTTTCTCGTGTTTCGCTTCGTTGTAATGTATTAGCTTCTCATAGAGAGCTGGTGCTTCATGTAGTTCTATCATTTTTCAGTATCGCTGATAATGGAACTATTGAAGTTACGTTTTCGGGCGTGAGTAGTCTATAGGAGTCGGTATCCCAACAAAACAAGAGAACTTGGTTTGCTGTAGGTTTTGCTCTATTCCTTTTAGACTGTATATATTTGTTATCGAAGTCAAGCGTACAGACGTTATACTTTAGTCTACGGCTGTTTTGACTCCTGTAAGTGATTATCGCATCGCCGCATTTGTCGACTTGCTTGATAAATTCATCTTTCTTCATGAGTTCCTTTTAGGTTAAAATTGTATTCTACCAAGAACCCTATGGTTAAATCTGTGAGGTGGTTATTTAAGGTACAAAAATACAGTCAGTAACCGAAGCTACTGACTGTTAATTTAAGATACTACCCGTTAAGTTTAGTAATTACTTCTGCAAAGTAGTTAGCAGCCTTACCTGTTAACTTGCTTATAATAGCAGCGTCTGCTGTCATACCAGCGTCAGATATCGCATCTGTAACCGCTTGTTGAGCATCTGCGACAGATACTCTGCCACCGCCACCACCGCTAGTACCACTTGATGTGGATTTAGCCGCAGGAGTTTTCTTTACATAAACACCAGCTCTAGTCAAAATCATTCTGACACCATTTGGGCTCTCACCTAATTCGGCAGCTATTTCTTTGACAATCTCCATACTGTTTTCTGGGGTTGCTTCTTCTGCAGTATACATCTCTACTGCTTGAGCTTTAGCTTCATCTGTCCAAGCCATTTTACGTCTCCTAGTTGTTTTACCATATTTATTTTCGTATTCTTCCAAAGTTCGTGTGTTCTTGAAGCCTGGGCACCAGCCTGTTGCTTCTAACATTTGATTATAAAATCTATCGCTCATACACTTCTTTTTCCAATTTATACATCTATTATAACGATAATCAAGAGCGAAGTCAAGAACTATTTTTTAAAACCTATACCCGTAGGTGTCTAAGTCAGACTGGACTAGGGGTGTTACTGTGGTTTTAAGCGGTCGTCCATACCACCTTCTATAATCGGTAGAATACTTCTTGTAAAGCAATTCTACTTCTTTTTCCTCAGGTTCTAAGCCTAAGGCGTCTAGGTCTTCTTTCCATGACTCTAAACTAATTATGTACTCGCAATCTTTATATAATTCAGACTGCGCTATAATTTCATTTTTCTCTAACCAATCAGACAATCCTATCCAATCCCAGCTTTCTCTATACAAAGTTATTACCCTTTCGTATGGATTTCTAACTACTGCGACTTTCTTACTATCTATTTCTATATAGGTACTTTGTCTCATGACTTAGCTCCCGAGCCAAAGATTTACAATCATCTATCTGGTGAGGTAGATTATGCGTGTTCCTTGTATCTATTGAATTTAACTTATCTAATAAGACTACTAGCTTTTGGTTACATTGTGTGATTGTGTGTTCTGGTTCACTAGACATTTTTAAACTTTCCTAAGGCTTCAAGTTTCTCTTGAGCCGCTGACAGCTTTTCAAGCTGCGTGTCAATTGATTCTAGTATTTCAGGGTGTTCCCCAATTCCATTCGGATTTCGCAGATATATTTCTATATTTGCAAAGCACTCGGCTATTACTCCTTCATACTTCTTTTTTAATGCTTCTAATATTATTGCTCTCATATTTCTATTTTTAATAAACTCCCTACATAGCCTCTAACAAATGTATCTCTGTATGAATCAGATAAAACTGGTAAAAGTAATATTGGGATTGTTATAAAACTTCCTACTCCAAATATTATCCATACGATTGGCCACCATCTATAAGATATAGCGTCCGCATTCATTTTACCTAATATTAACATACTAGGTATAAAGATTCTGTACTGCGCGATAAACCATGTTCCTAGCCACATAGCGGCTATTATATCAAATGTTGACTCCATATTGCTCCAAATGCTTTAGACTCCCTAAATCGTAAGATAAAGCAAATGAGTGATATCCCATTTTACTACCATCTAACCAAGGAAATAAAGTATCTGAAGTATCACAAGGTGTCAGTACATATATCTGATATCCTTTTGCTCCATACTTTGTTTCATAATCAACTCTACCCAAGCCTGGCATAGTGTCTTGATAGGTTACTGTATGCTCTCTTTTAATCATAGCAATACAGTTATCCCTAGCTGCCCACACCTTTTCGCCTTCTCGAAACTCGTCAGATACGCATTGTTCTGGTAACATTATATCGGTTTTTCTACTGTAACCTGCTGGTAACTTTTGAGGTATACCAACTCTGTCTATAATAGCTTTCACAAATGCATTGGAACGATACAATCTAGTACTTATCTCAGAGATATTATCTCCCTGTAGGTAGTACTCTATAACTGACTTTATCTCATCACGGGTAGCGCCTTTACCTCGATTCTGGCTCTTACGCTTTTCTTTATGTTCCCAAATTTCAGTATGCTCATCAATGATTCTCTGAAGTCTGGTCGTGTTATACCTGATATTCAGCATCTCGCATGCTTCTTTCTTTGTGATTGGTTCTTCTTGCTCTAGTAATTCTATTACTCTATTAATATTCGCACTATCTAGTTTTTCATGCGACTTCTTCTTTACTCCTCTACTAATCAATGTTCTCTACCTCGCTAATACTTCCGCCATCTAAGACTTCAATGTGTTCTTTTCCGTATAACATAATAGCATAATGGATAATTTTTAGTAAGTCTGCTGGATTACTTCCATTCTTCTTTCCGTATCTCTGAGCATATTTCATAACATTGCCAAGACAAAAACCTGTACCATGCTGACTATCGAAAATGAACTCAGTTGCCTGAATATTTCCAACAGCATAGTGCTGTTCATACGTCTCGTTTATATACTTATAAATAACCTCTAAGGCTACCTTCTCATTAAATTTGTAATCTATTTTATCTTTGCTCACTAAACCAAAATCCTATCTGTGTTAATCGTCCTGTTTCTTTTGTTTTTCCATAACCAGCATCTTCAGGAGCATGAAGCATATGTCCATTGTACATAATCATTCTATTGTAACGATTCGCTACATTTAAATGTACTTTCCAATTCTTATCAAAGGCTATAGGGTTGTCCCAATAGTTTTCTCTAATTGGAGGATAGTATCTATCCTTTGCTTCTTCTTTGTTCCTAGTCATCTGGTCATCATAAATCGACCCCTGAGGGTTTTCAAATAGTAGAGTACCTGTTCTGGGTGGTGGATTCGGACTTAAATAGATAACACAAGCCCACATTGTGTACTTGTTTCTTGCTAGAGGAGTCATACCATCGTCGGAATGAATCCAACTAAATCTATTCTCTTTGTCCTCTAAGCCTAAGTTAAATGCACAATTACTGCCTATTCTAGTGAAGGCAGTTGTTTTTTCGTTTACTATCTGTTGCCAACGATTTCTTAAATACATTCGGTTAGCATGATACCAACCTGTTAAGTGATTTGTTGTTGCTCGTCTGCCTGGGTGGTTTACTCTCCCGCCCGGCTTTGTAGATATACCTGATTTATACTCTAACTCTAATGCTTTCTGTCTGACTTCGTCAGGGTTAGGATAGAAGTCATCAATAACATAAATCATGTCTACTTCTTGAGTAGTTCATCTAGTACGTCAATCCCGCCTTCTATCTTAGCAAGATATTCTTTCTGCCTTTGGAGTTGTCCTTCTAGCACAGATATCTGTTTCTCAATTTCTATCTGCTGCTGCATAAGGTTATTCCTAAGAACATCACTTTTATTCATTGTTTCCATGTCGTCTTCCATTACCCCAAGTATCTCATCAGGGAAACTAGGTTCTCCTGTCTCCATGTCCCACTTTACATCACTCATTGTCGTCGCCCTGTAGTCTGTAAGCTCGAAGAAGCTCTTGTGAGCCATTTTTCTTAATCATTTTTAAATTTCTACGCAGGTGCATATCATTCCTAGATTTCTCTAGCCATGCTTGTTTCTTGTCGTCGTCCCAATCTGCTGGCATAGTTACTCTCATACCATCAATTTCGTACGCACGAACACCTGAATCCTCTACTATATTCTGTTTTATGACTTCATCTGTCATAGTGTCTCCTAAAAAGAAGAGTCACCCTTGCAATCCTCTTTCGAGGTTCTACATAGTACCAAGTCGTTAGTCCACTTTCTCATTTTACTGTGTTAATTACTTCTATAGCGTTCACACCGCTGCTATTATGTGTTAGACTGCGTGTTCAAGGTCGTCTGTTTAATTGTCCTGCAAGGGGACTCAAACTGCTTAAATCTATATTTTATTATAGTTTTATTTTTTTATTATGTATATTATACATAAAATTTAAAGTTCTGTCAAGAACTATTTTTGACTTCGTATAAGTACTACTTGCTGTTTATCTTATCTTTAGCTGTACCTGCGTATAGTCCGAACCATGCAGCACCTGCTCCTACAACAATCGAGATAAGTCCTGATTGCTCTAGTGTTGGTACTTCCAACTCCATAAACCAGAAAGTACAATAGTATAACAAATACATATACACTGATAAGAACATTCTAGGGAATATTCTCCATGAGTCTATCATTTGAGAAAACCATATTGCTTTCTGCCATGGATTATCTGGCTCTTTATCATTTTCTAGTGTTCTGATTTGGTCTTTTAATTCCCCAATCTCGCCCACCATAGCCATAAACTTTTGAAGGTCTATTTCTACTTCGTTCCTAGACATATCGCCTGAGAACTGTTCACTTGGCTGTGCCATTTATGTCTCCAATCCAATCCAACCAAGGTTCTCTCCACATTTTACCCTGCTTCTCAGGAGAGTGAAAATGGAAAGAAATTGATATTCTTGGGCCTAGGGTATCTACCCTATGATATAGTTTAGGTGGAAGGTATAATAAATCCCCCTCACTTAAATCTACACATTTGTTTACTGTTGCATGCTCAGCTCTACATTCGTTTTCGTACTCATTCATGATGTACCAACGAACTGTGCCTCTTACATGAAACAGAAAGTTAGCAGTAGTATCAGCATGGGTTGGGAAACACCTAGCGTCTTTTTTACTAGACATATAGATATTTGCTTGCCCTCTGCCATAATACTCCTCGAAATGCTCGCATTGTTTCCATAACTTTTTGTTTAGAAACTCGCTCAAAGACAGAACAAATGTACTGCCCTCTTTCCACTTCTTAAAGATATCTTCTTTCTGTAGTTTATACTTAGCCTTTCTATGACAATACTTCCTACCTGTCTCATAATCTATTATTTGACATTGGGGAAATCTATCATGACCACTTAGTCCATAAGAATTAAGATACTCATCTGCTTCTTTCCAACTAAAATAGTCTTTAAACTTATTTTTCTTTGATTTAACTATTAAAAACTTTTTGTCCATGTACTCATCTTCAAATTTCTCCAATGAAAATGGTAGTAATTCTTCTAATCTCATACTAATAATCCTATTATCCAGAACCCTATTAACATGAATCCAAATACTGCTACTTGTACTACTGACATAATTGCTACTTGTTTCATGGGGTGTACGTCTACAATTTTTTCAATCATATCCTCACTAGGGGCTAGGTTAGCAACCTGTAATACTTTTTGTTCTGTTGATTTTTTCATAGAGTGTCCTGCTTTCTACAATATTCCCTCATTTCTTCTGTGGTTATCTTTTTAAAGTCCCATGTGCCACTCCATACAGCTACACTCATTCTATTGCCTTCCCAGACTCCTTCTACCCAATGTAGAGCCATAGCTGAGAACAATACTCCGTCTCCTTTCTTGGCAGGAACTCTTTCTCCTTCGACTACTAAGTCTCCGCCTTGGTAATCGTCATTCAATACTATGGACATACTAAGGTTTCTATCTCTTTTCCAAATCTCTTTTGCTACTCCGTGCTTAGGCATAGAAAGCCAGATGGCATCTCTGTGAGCAGAAAAATTATCTCCTTCAAAATAAGACTGTAC